GTACGACGGAAGGGGCGTGTGGCAATCATCCAGTTACGGCCCATGCGACATGACAAAAAAAGAGGCTTTCCGAAAGGCCGCCACGATCCGAAAGAGAATGAAAAAGGTTAACAAATGAACGAACAAGAATTGAAGACAGGTTGCACACAGCTCGCACGAAAGAACGGGATGCCTGCGAGCGGGAGGCACGGATGAGCCAAATCGAAGTCATGGAGGCGTATCCACGCTGCCGCAAGGTGACTGGCGACGATGCAACCACATGCGACATGCCGTTGGCGCTGCATGAGATCGCGATGCACATCGCAACCGGCTACGACATTGGCATCTACGTGGACGGATGGGAGCGTCCATGGCGCTGTTTCTTGGACGGACGGAATTATCTTCGGGCCGAGTGCCCTACGTCCTGCAAGGTTGTGCCGCTCGTGGTCCAAGTGTCGAGGGATAGCGCTGTCTACACCGGCTGCGACTGCGCGTGCCACGGCGAGGTGGAAGATGTCCTCAGAGATCACAAATAGGCCCTGTCCGTGGGACGGGGCAGTTGCGAAGGAAGAGACTCTTCAATACGTGGACGACCAAGCGCAACGTCTGTTTGGGATGTCGAGCGCGGAAGCGTTTCGACAACTCGACGAAGGCAAATTCAGAGGCACACTCAAGAAAGCAAAATTGCTTTTGTTGCGCGGGCTCATCGAAGGGTTGAGGTGAAACATGAGTGAGTTTATGAATATGATTTTTCGGTTCTATCACTATGATGCCCTCCATCCACCGGGGTTACCGGGGCACGTATCAAACGACACATCAAAAAGTGACGACTTAAAAAATGCGCGCCGCCCGGAAGCCATCGCCGTTGAATTACTTCGTCACGTTTTGACTCTTGAGGTGAACTCTTGCCCACTTGGAGATGTCACGGCTCTCGAAATTGCCATTCTCTGCGCATCGATGATCGATACATGCCCGCTGTGTGGCGCGACCGCGTGGTGTGACATCGATTGTGAATTATGCGAGCTTTGCACAACGCTTAAAAACCGAGGTGAATGATGTCGAATAAACTCGAACAAATGATGATGGCGATGGTTGGCGCAATGGGCACCGCGGGCGAGCACGCCGGGTTTATGACGCAAGGATTGTGCATCCCGCTCGCGGCGACGCCTAAGCTTCTCGAAATTGTCGAGGCGCTCGGCGAGGATGCCGTTGCCGATTGGCTCAACGACAACGAAGTGCCCGCGCCGAAGGCGGGAGGATTATGGGTCATTGAATGCGTTCTCGAGAATGAAGAGGCGGACGCCTACGATATCGACATTTGGAAATGGCGGCAACCAAGTTCATGGGAAATCGAATCGTTGAAAATGCGGACGAAAGAAAGATCGGAAGGAATCAAATCGAATCCTGAAAGAGTCGATGACTTTTCACGCTGGGTCTATATCGGGGCGCTCGTATGAAAACGAAAACAACATGGGGCGATATTGCAATTTTACTGGCAGTCATAACCGTTGTGGCCACCATCATCATTGGCGTATGGAAAATCATAGGAGCACTATGAACCCGATTTGCAAACAATGCGGCAAGCACGAAGTAGAAGATGAACGGGTATGTTATGCAACGCCGGTTTGCTATGCGTGTTTACCCCCGCCGTCTCCGCTGCCTGTTTATCGACAAATACCAGTTCTAAAACCAGCGCCGATAAAAACGGATGGGCAAGAAGTTCACTGCCCTATTTGCGGTGAGCGAACGACACGTAGTTTGGGCCTATGCGGACCATTGCCCCCTCTCGTCAAAACAAAACCATAACTCCCAGCGCATCGTCCTTTGCGTCCCTATCGTCCAACTCTCGACCATTTTCCCGGCGGCGGGAGAATGCAAAAAAAGGCCCGCCGGGGGAGGCGAGCCTTAGACGATGAGCTCTTCAGAGGTGGTGATAAGCTCGACATTCAATATATTCTATTCAGAGCTTTCGAGCAAGGGTGCGTTGGCCGACTCGGGCACAAGACCGCAACGAAGCCACGCCTCTCGAGACCACCGAGTCAAACGTTCGAGTTGCTCGACGACAATCAACGCATCGTCGACCGTCAAACAAAGCGCGTAGGGCTCGGCGCAGCCCGGTTGCGGTTTGCCCGAGATCGAGAAGAGTTTCGTATTGCGGGGCGGCGCCTCGGTCAGGTAGACGCATTCTTTGACGAGATCGTCATCGTCTTTCGATGTCGTCGGTTGCGTCGCTCGCCAACAACCTGTGGAGCCGATTGCGAATAGAAGCGGGATCGCGACACTGCCCAATGTCTTTTTCAAGATTGGAAATCTCCTGTCGATAGTTGGAAATCACTGCCTCTAAACGCCCCAAGGTTTGCGCATATGCGTTTTTCTCCTCGATGAGTCTCGCGCAAGTCTGTTGCAAGTTCACATCGAGACCCGCCGTCTTCTCGACCTGTAACTGCAAATCTTTTGTGAGTTTGGCGTTCTCGGTCTCTGACACACGAAGCACCAAAATCACAATGATGTTTGCGAGCATCGAGATAATCAAAATGACCCCAACCGCTATCAACCAGCCAATCATTTCGCCTTCTCTTTCTCGCCGCCGATTTTTGCCCAGAGGTCATCGCCGAGCAGTTTCTTGACGACCGTCCAGCCGCCCGCCGCTGTGAGTCCGAGAAGCAACCCATCCCAAATGAGACCCGTCGAAAACTTCCCGCTCGCCGCGAGCCCGGTTGCTATCACACCAAAAACGCCGGTTAGAATAGCGAGAATCGCGCCGCCTCGAGGAGATTTTAAAAAGTCGCCGACCTTCGGAATAAGCACGCCGTACTTGCGAGCCGCCCAAACGATTCCGATGACGAGAAGCACCGCAAGCAGTTTCCAATTTCCATTCTTAGCGGCGTCCTTGAAGAGCTTGGCAAACCCGATGAAGTCATTCTCGGGGTCGAGAACGGTCGAGGTGACAACGGTTGTCAGTTTGTCGATTGTCGGCGCGGTAGAGAGCGCGAGAGTCGAGGAAGCCGAGAGCGGGGGGAATGCTGGCGCGGTCGACGTGACGCTTGTGGTCATCGCAGGTTGGGGAATCACAGGTTGGGGAATTATTGGTTTGACGGGTTCCGCTGCGGTTGCAATAGAAGCGAAAAATACGAGTGCCAGAATAATAACGATCCGATTCATTTGATTTCCCCTCTTGAGGTTTAGCGACCTGTTTTTGAAACGCGATAGATCGAATACCAAATCATCGAGCCAAGTACAATCGCAACGAAATTGAACCATTCGGTTTGCGCTCGAAGGAATGGAAAAAATCCGCGCAGGCCGAGCGTCGCCCAGCCGAGTGCCATGAACGCGAGCATCAAAGAAACGAGTTTTCGGTAGGTGAAATAACGACGCACGAAAAAAATTGAGACACTGAGCCAAATCAAAATGACAGCGACATCAAGAATCTTTCCGACGCAGTGTGGGGTCAAGTTCTGCCTCCCATGTGAAGTCGTCTATTTTGATTTCACGGCTCTCAATTTTCTCGATTGTTTTATCGAGATCTTTATTGACCGTCTTGAGAATCGACGGCATCAACTTCGACATTAGTTGAACCCATTCTTTTTTAAATCTCAGGGTCATTAACGCCATCCGAAATATTTTTATCCTTCGCAGCGGGTAAATCTTTTTTTGAGTTTCGTCGTTGTTGCTCGGAGACTCGCTGCAAAAGTTTGGTAAGTTTCTCGGCCACGGGTATGACTTGCAAAGTGATCTCATGCTTTTCGTTTTCCGCCTTACGATAGGCCCTCCACAGAATGACAATTGCTGCCAACGCAAATACAAGAAACGCATATTCTGGACGATCCGCCAAGAACTCTTTAAGAATTTTCATTGCGGCAAGGTCCAATGTGCGAGCCTCAAGTTTGGAAAATTTCGGCTATCAAACTCGGTAAAATCTTCTCGGACCAAAGTGGTCCCGGATCTTCTTTTCTCTCGGGGTCAAACTTGGAATGTTCCAAAATGCAAACTTCCGGTTTCCATTTGAATCGATTCACGAGCACCGCCAAAATGAGTTTTGCTGACTCAATTTGTTTCGCTGTGTAGTTATCAAAATAAACGCCCCCGTGCATGATCGCTCGCTCCATTTGAATCTCGAGTGAGGGATCCATCAAGCGTTTTTTCTCTGCAACAGTTGGGTTGACGTAGAACGGCCAGCAATAAAATTTCGAGTCAACCTTCAGCAATCGACCTGCATTTTCGAGCTCGATTCCAATCGTGACGCGATTGATGCTCGCCCAGCGTTGGCTTCCTATCGTACCGGGTCGCCCCACGTGCCACGTGCCGACGTGAAAAGAAGCGCTCTGATAGATTGTGCCATCCTTGGCGATGAGCGCGTTCCACGAGGCCGCGCGGTCCTTTTGCGGGTTGTAGTTGGCGATGCTGCGCGAGAGATTCTCGGAAAATTTTGAATTGCCTTTTCCGCCCGTCCAATGCCAGACAACACCAATCGGGTAAATCGTCGCCAGCGAATTCGTGCGAACTGTCGTATAGCGAACAATTGTCGGGTCGGAGTCGGTTGGAACGAGCCAACCGTGTGTGTCTAAAATCATGCGTCAACTCTATCACGGAGCGGAGGTTGCCGCCGCCTCGAGAACCAACGTCGAGAGAGGAATGACCGCATCGCGTGCGCTCGCATAGGTGAGCCAAACATCATAAACGTAGCGACCCGGCGTCATGTTTTTGGTATCGGCGGGGAGCAATGCAAACGTTGCAACGGTTCCGCTTTTCGACGCTGTTTTCTGAATGGGAGGCGGCTGGTCGGCGGGCTTCTTTTTTATCGTCCACAAGAGCGAGGTTGTCGGGTCGTTGAAGTCGATGAACGTTCCTCCGGGAGTCTGCACCTTCACTTCTAGTGTTACGTTTGCGCCTTGTTGAATCGTGACAGTGTTTCGCGGATTGTTCGGAACGCCAGCGCGTTTTGGGGTGCCATCCTCGAGGACGCCGACAAGAGAGATTTTCATTTTTGACCCCCGAGAAAATGAGCTCGATCTTCTCGTCGACTCCCCTTCGATCGAGCTCTGATGTTTTACCGCACCGCGACGCGAGTTTAAAGGTGGCCGTTTATGTCATCGCTTTCCAACCGTCGTAGCTGTGCACACACTGACCGTGAAACACTGCATCGCTCGCCACTTGAAACGCGCTTGAGATCGCGGCGTGCTCGGTTTCCATCGCGGCCTTCGTCATCCCGAAATAGGTGATATAGGCCGGCGAAACGTTGGTCGTCTCGGAGCCTGCGAGCAACGCGAAATTTCTGCCTTCGATTTCCGCGTAGTCGTACCACGGTTGGAAGAGACTGATTTGTCCGGGGCCGTCTTGCTGATTGTCCGCAGCGTGATTGCGATAGGTGCCGACTGCAACGAGGTCGGCGGTATCCATCAAATGCGCGCCGTCTTGCTGCGAGATTCCATTGTAGGAAATGCTCGCGCGGGTGCCCGTCGAATCCTTCAGATAGAACGCCGCGAAGAGCCCGACCGGGAGAGCCGAGAGCTCTTTGATGCTCTTCACGAGGTCGCAAAGCCCGGCGCAATTTGCTTCTGCCGGGTAGGCGTTCGGGTCGGTCCAGTACTCGACATCGAGCATGATCCCCTGAAACCGTTGCGTCACATTCGGCACGATTAGGTTGTAGTCGCAGATTGGTTTGATGATGTTCTTCTTCACCCACGATTGATTGAGTCCCCAATCGGCATTTCCGGCGAGCGCCCAAACGTTGATTCCTGATTTGCTCGCCGCGTCGATGAGCGTTTTCATTCGCGTCACGTTTGCGGTCGTCCAGTTTCCGCCGCCGAGGTAGCGCCAGATATCCAAGAAAATAGTGTTGCAACCATTCGTTCCACAAAAGTTGATGAGCGCCTGAGAATTCGCATCGCTGTAGAGCGGATCTTGTGATGACACTCCTGTCACCCAAGCCCAAAGCGCGCGCATGAAATTACTATTCGGGGGAACTGGTTTTGTCGCGAGAGGATTCACTGCCATTTGTTCTTCTCCTTGCAGTCAGATTTCGTAAAACGAAAATGAAGCGAAAGATACGCCAGCGGTTGCGGAGTCTGCCCGAACAATCATCTCGAGTCGAGTCAATCCTGTTATTTTGTAGGGCACCGTGAATGGAATGAAGAGCGAGTCACTCGTGTTTGATAGTCGTTGAAGCGGCCCGATTTGAGGCGCGTAAGCGTTGGCATTCAACGGATTCACCGCCGTCATATAGAGACGATAACTGTTGCCGAAACATCCGGCATTGAGAGATGTAATGTAGCAGATCTTCCCCGCGCCAACGTAATGGTGAGCGTACCAAGTCTCGCCATCGCCAATCGCGATTGTCGAGATTGCAGAACCGCCTTTGTCTATCGCAGAGTAAAGCGTGATCGTTCCGAGATTGGTTCCGTTTGCACCAATAGTTAAACTCTGAATTCTCTCGATGAAGCGCATGGTCGCGGAAACGGTATTCACGCCAACGGTTCCCGCCAGAGTTAAATCCTCTGTGAATGGACCCGCGCCCGAATCATCGTAGTAGGTGATTCTCACGGTGCGTGTACCGCCGCCGCCCGATGAATCGCCGCCCGCGGTCGATGCAATTGATCTGCGCGCCGAGCTCGTCGGCTCGACGTACCCGGTCGACCTCAACAGTCTTGGAGTTGTCGCCGACGTATCGGTATAGCCTGACACTGTTTGTGAATTGAGGGAGACGAGCGGGATATTGGGGCTGACTCTAAAATTACCTTGAAGGCGAGCATCGTCCATCGAGTTTACAGCGATGCCCGCCGTCTTATAGGTGCTCTCAAAATCAGTGACGTCTGCTGAAAGTGAAATCGCGCAAGAGACAAAAAATTGATCTGCGGAAACATAGATTCTATAGCCGGAGCCAAATGCCTGATAAAACCAAGGGAGCTTGGCAAAAAGTGTTTTTATCGTCGTATAGTCAACATTTAAATCTTGCATAGTTCCCCTCTACACAGGTTGTAAAAGTCCATAGATTGTAAAAGTTCTCTCGACGTTTGAGCCACCGTTTGCGCTGAAATCGATTTGAATAGTTTCTCCCGCTCGAATTATCGCCGTTTCAGATTCAAAACTCTCAGAGTAAAGTTGATTGGCTACATTGAGAGTATGACGCCAAAATGCGATTCCGCCATTGAGTTGAATGATTCCTGTGTTTGCAGTGTCGCGTGTTATGGCTGTTACTGCGCGAACACCAAAATCTCCGCTCTGCAATACGATTGGATATTTTACGCCGACGGCGGCAAGTTTTTTTATCTTTATCGTTCCAGTTCTTCCAGCGACACCAGCTTGATTCGTGTATGTGATTGTGAAAGTAACATCGTTCACATTTCCAAAAACTGTTGTGACCTCTGCTTCTAGAAATGAACCGAACGCTGGCGCCGTATAGGTGCTACCAGCAGTGAATACTTGAGTGCTGACATTATATGTTGCAAGATTTAGAAGTCTTCCGATTCTAACGCTGTTCTTATTGTCGGCTGCAATGCCCTCAAATTTCAGTAATTTAAATTTGTAACTTGCGGGAATTGCATATTTAAGAGCCACCTGCCAATTTCCAGCTAGGTCTGCTTTAAAATCAAAAGTGTCTAGATATAGCAGGTCAACCGGAATATTGTTTACGCTATCCATGGTCACATAAAGCTGCCCCTCATTGACACAAACTTTTAGATTTCCTGCTTGTGTTAGTGAGCGAGGAACAGCTTCGACAATCGGGCAAAGTGCAGTTTGTAATCTCAGATAGGTTGTTGTCGATGAGCCCGTGTTTGTGACGGTGACTTTAAAATAACTCGCGGTCGCCTGAAATGTTCGAGCGTCGCCCGTGTTCGCGGCAACCGTGTACGAGTCGGCAATATCCCAATTTGAGTTATCGGTACTTTGATAAACGTAAATCGTGCACGGTTGGTCGGCCTTGAAGTTGACTTGAATTCCAACGATGCCGAGCGTCGATTCTCCCGCGCCCGGGAATGTTGCACTCGCAGCTAGGTTTGCCGTCGAACTATTTCCCGACGATGCGATCACATTCTGCAAGAGCGAAACAGCGAGATTTCTAACCGCCGACCTAACAATCGTGTCAATCAAGTTTCCGCTGGCGTCATTCAACTGAACGCCATTCTGATAACCATCGAGTTGCGCGATCGTGAAAGCAGGCATCAGACATTCCTCACAGTCGTTCCGCTCGTGACAACACCGCCGGTGCGAGCGATTATGTCGGTCGTTTGCGCAATGATTGTTGTTCCGTCCGCCGCAAAAATCTTTGTGACGAACGAAGTCACGAGACCGCCCACTCGAGTATAGTCAATCGATTTGAGAAGCAGACTTGTTGCCGTATACGTCCATGTCTCTCTCGAGACTTGACCGCTTGTGCGAGTCGCCGCGAATGTAATTGCTCTATCGGTCGGAGTCGCCACGAGAGCATGATTCAAGTCGATGCTGCCGAACGCATTCTGAAGAATCGTCGCGGTCGTCGTCGTCAGATTCGTTGGCGAGATTCCAATTTTCGTGGCACCGGGCGGGTCGTAAAATGTGACGCTTCCGCCCGTCGAACCCGGAATACTCTCGACGACAACAAAAATCGTTGTCGAGACAATCGACGCGACATGATAGGTGCCCTCTGCCGCATTGCCCGCGATGACAACGATATCCCCCGGCTCGATGGGAGCATCGGGGTCGTCGAGATTGTACGTCGAAACGGTCACGCGTTTCGTTGCGTTAACCGTCGAAACAAGAGTATCGGTCGCGATAACGGTTGAGCCACTCGAGAGCAACTCGACCGCATCAACAATGTCCGCATCGAAAATGTCTTCATGACGGATTGGCGACATTCTTCTTTTTTCGACCTCGCTTCTTTGGCCCGGCGACAAGCGGAGCGGGTATTTCTAAACCGTCTCGTTGCGCGGCTTCTACTTTCTCGAGAGCCGCGCGTTCGGTTTGTTTGATGAACCCGTCAATCGTTCCATAGACAATCGAGGCGATTGCCGAGTACCCGTTTGCTTGTCCTTGCGCCATGACGATTTGATTTTTAAAAGCCTCGACCTGCGAGAGACACGATTGCCGTTGTCGCTCGGCGTCGTTCATGATCTGCAAAAGAATTTGCTGCACAAGACCATGGTGCTTTTCGTCGACGACACCCGTTTTCAGAGCGTCGACCATTCTGTTTCTCAACCTGACAAGCGCTTCACCGTTTTCCATTTTTTCCTCTTTTAGATTCTGCCAGCCAATTGGCGATGAATAAACATGGCTCGCAAAACGTACCTGACAAAGTTTCGGATGACACTTGAAAAAATCGAGTTGGTGTCTCGACGGTGCCGGGACCTTCTCGCCGGAAAGTCTCAACGGCATAGTGACCCGTCGAGCACCAGCGAGAAGGTGGTGCGTGAACTTCTGTGAAAGTGCAATCAGGTTTCGGAAGCATTTATCTCAGAATCATGTAGTCGATAATGTCCTGCGTGTTGATGTTTTGATATGGGGTGATATGCGTTGTGTCGGTCTCCTCATAGTCATTTCCGGTCGGCGCTCCCAAAACCTGAAGGGGGCCCGGATGCCGCAAAACACCGCGCCAGAATACCCACATATTTTGCCCGTTGTGCGAGGTGTCGAGAGTGTACGCAATTGAACCGGGAAGTAGATGATACGTTCCTTTTGGGAATCCGCTTGCCACTCTCTCAACTGTGCGATTGATTGAGAAACCTGCCAACGCATCGGCGATTTTCTGCAATGAGGCGGTGATAGTTTCACCATCTGTCAATGAGCATTGCGCCTTGCCAGGGTCGGCATAGGTTCGATTTCCAATCTCGGTGTTGAGCACATTGAGAGCCTCAACAACACTGGGAGTCGCATCGGGTAGATCTGAGAAACAGAAATAATTGGTCAGATTCGTGAGCAACCCGTTCAACGAAGTCGCGCCATCCGCCTCGCCAATCGTCTGTTGAATGTCAGTCACATCCTGGCGAAGATCTGCATCGGTCTGCAATCCTTGGGTCATCGTCACGCGGAGATCGGTATCCAAGAATTGATCAACTCGTCGGCGATAGGCATATGCGAGATCGACCGGCGAAGCTTGCGTTGCCTCCCAGGTATATGCAACCGAGGTTGCGAGGTCGGCTCCGATAGCAACTGCTCTGAACTCGACGTCGACAGAATCAGGAGAGAAGCCGAAAGCGCCACCTGCCATATTGCTGAGAGTGAAGCCGGCATTGGCGACGTTCTCAGATTGGGTCGCGTTGCCTTGTGCGCCCGCATTGTCGTTCGTGAGACCAACCGCTGGGTCGACGCCAGCCAATGCGGTAATAAGCAGCGTTGCACCGTTGATAGCGGTGACAACTGCCGCCTGCACTTGCGCAGAGGTATCACCGGCTGTGTAGAGAACGGCAACTCGACCGGGGGTGACGATAGTGTCGCTATCAAACTCAAACACGACCGGAGTGTTAACGCCGTCGTTAAGAGTGAAATAGTCGGTATCGAGTAGGTTGGCACCCGCGACAACGTTCATCGTTCCGGTTGCCGCAACGGGCGTTCCCGCTCTGGTGCGCCCGAAGATGCGCTTGCCCTTATCGCCGCCGGCGAGAACCTCGAGCTCGGAGCCGTCGTCGCTCTTTGTGATCTCGACATAGACGGCTTCGTTTGCGCCAACGTCCGCGCCGTCGTTGATTGGAATGCCCGTGCGGTCGTTCGAGCCAGCGTGTTTCATGTTTCCAGCGCTGACGATTTCCTTGTGCGTTGCGGCTGCGGCAACGACCATTCCACGATAAACCTTATTCACGCACAGTGCTTTTGCGTCTGTCGTTTTTCCTGCAATGTTCGTCAAATTCGCAGGAACTTGAGTTGCCAAATCTGAGGGTCGCGCGTAGGTCGGGATGGCTGCGCCGTAGGTCGTGCCCTTGATGAGAGCGCGGTCGGTTCGAGCAAAGTTCAAATCGTCTTCGATCGAATAACTGTCTCTCTCAACCCAGCTAATATTTCCGCTGTTTGTATCGGGCACTACGCCGCCAGCGTTGGCAATCTTGACGTGGGTTGCGTCGACGTATTCGACGATCATAAACACGCCGTTATTGCCGGCAGAATTTGCGAGAGTAAACGACATGAATTGACCGACTGAATTTGCCGACATTCCGGTCAGAGAACCGACGGTCACGACGCCCGCCACTTTGGCGTCGAGCGTTGCGACCAATCCACTATTCGCGGTTGGTTTACCATACCCGGCGAGCTCATCGGCGAGTGACCGAGAGTCCTCGTGCGCCAGTGTTCCTGCGATATCAATCGCGGGATTCAAAAGGTTCAATCTGTTGCCGTCGCCAATTGCCATAGAGATTCTCCTTCAAGGAGGGTTTGTGTTTTACCGCGCGCGCTTCCTCTGCGATTATCCGCCCGATTGCTGTGAGACTACAAATTTAAGGGGCGGCGACCGCATAGTCTGCCATGAGCTCATCAGTCGCGACGGGAGCGGTGAAGAGGAACCGAACCCCTGTGTAGCCTGTGCCTACGCCGCCCGGCTCATAGACGAGATAGTCACCATTCGCGGGCGAGGTGCCTTTCAGCAATCGATGCCCGTTTCGATAAACTGAAATGCGGTCCGCCATAAATTTGTCGGGGAGAGTGTAGAGTCTATTCGAGCCGTTTTTCACACCGATGAGAGGCTCGTCGATGATGATTCCAAAGCGCAGGCCGGGCGGGATGTAACCGGGTACGCCGCCGCCATCCATTCGAGGCATGCGATTATCCCTTGCGAAATGCGAGGAAAATCAGAGCGGAAATCACTCCCACAAGCGCCATGCTTCCCAGAATCCGCGCGGGCCAAGGGTCCATAAAAACAAGAATCGCCGACTGAAGAATGATACTCGAGAACCCAACCTGAACTTCGGCTCGTCGCAATGGCGGCGGGAGCACCAAATTTGTCGGATTCTGAAAACTTATCGGCATCGCGTCACCTCGTTGTCGCCATAACAATGACGATCAAAGGATTCAAATCCGCATCGGGCACCTTGCGCACATAAACGCGTTTTCTCAGGTGACCGCTCCATGAAATCGTCTTCGATGGTCCGAACGGTTCGAGCCGTCCGTGCACCGCTTCGCCATCGAAGGAAATCTCAATCGCGCTCTTAAGCGAGTCGTTGTAGATGAGTTGCTCATCGCTCTCGAACGCAATGTTGAAAAGCGAAGCGGCATCCGAAAATGCAGCGATACCGCTCACGTCTTTTCGCCCGTAAAAATCAGACACGCGTCACCTCAAACGGCAGTGAACGCCGAGACCAACGCCTTGCAAACTCCCGCCGATGCCTGCTTCAACCAAACCTGTTTGTCCTTGCACGGAATCTGAAGGTTGTTGATGTCGGTCGATTTCAGAATGACGTGCGTTTGCGTTCCGTCGAATGAAACGTGAACATCGATCGCACCACTCGAGACTCGAAACATCAGCATGTCGGGCTGAAACGGCACTATCACTTGAGGTGTTGTTGGATATGCCGCGACCGCGTTCAAATCAATTTCGCTTGCGTAAGACGACATTTTTTCTCCTTAAGCGTTCGCGGTGACTTCGGCGGGAGGCTTTGACGTGATCTCGCCCGTCTCAAAGTTGACCTCAAAGTTGACGTACCCGTCATTCGTCAAATTATACTTGTCGTGAAGAAGCGCGTAGATCTGGCGCTTCTTGTTTGTATTGTCTTCTCGATCGGATTTGACTTGTTTGTATCGCGCTTGTAACTCTCGCTCTTCGGCTGTGACTCGCCGTTCTTGCTCGTAGATCGCGATAAGCTTCAACAGATCCATCTCATCAAGCTTCTGTGGTTTCGGTGTTTCTTCAGACATGTTTTCCTCTCTCATAAAGCGGAATAAAGTTTTGACGCGCGCCATTTGAATGATCGAAATCTTACTATGGGGGCCGTAAGAGCACCATCGAATCGAGTTTTGATTCTTAAGCTTGGCGTCGGAATCGAAACTGATTCTACTGCGGCGGGCATTGAATAACGAAGGACGCTGGCGTTTAGCGTGTCCATCAAAAATGTAACGCCCGCCGGATTGATACAAATTCGATAGGTGTGCCAATTTGAATCGAGTGCATGCGCGAGCACATGTCGCGTGCCGGCGCCATTGACAAATGTCCAGTACGCCCCATCTAAGGCGATGTCCGCCGAGAAGACTATTTTCTCAGGAGTGGATGGATTGAGAATTTCAAAATCAAATCCCTTGCCGACCGCGGTCATATTCTCGAGCTTGAAAACGAATTCGATAAAGCAACCCGCGCTCGTCGGATTCAAAAATACTTGAGAGCAAGATGGACCCCAAAGCAGCATAGTCGTGTCACCAGGGGCGTTATTGTTCGCCATAATCTTCAGAGTCATATCTGTATCAACTATTAGTACACCTCCAGGTATTCCATAATAACTTCTGAACCAGCGCCATACTGCCTCGCCCGGAAGAACAACGTCGCTAGGTATTTTATTAAGCGTCCAGTCATCATCCTGCCAAATGAATCCTTCTGACACTTCCCGTAAATCCTGCTCTGGGAAAACGCTCACGTCGGTGATGGCAATCGTCTCGGCGCCCGCTCCTGTTTTTTCGTAACGCCATGTGAATCTGTGAAATCCTGCCGGCAGTGGATCTGAAACATACATTCCGCCGCCATCGTTGCTTGTTGTGTCGGGCGTCGCAAAAACGGTTACGCCATCGATGAACAATTTCAATCTTCCAGAGCTTGAAGTCGTGCGGAACGAAAACACTAGGCGTGAAGCGGAATTCAAAATGACTTTCAAACCGAGCGAACTGTTTTGACCGGAAGATTGCCCTGTGGGGCGACCGCACGTTGTATGCGAGCCGCTCGGATAAACGTTGTTCGATTGCGCTTCCCACGCGAGGTCGGTCAAGTAGTCACTCGAAGGCGATTCCCAAAGACCATTTATTGAGGGCGGCCAAGAAGCGAAACGCTCTCGACGAGGCAGAGCGAATTGTTGTTTCAACGTTGTGTCGGCCGCTTGTAGCGTCTGAAGATTCACAGCGGAGGTGCCGTATAACGGGTTGGCGACACCCCAAATTTGTTGGGGCGTCATAGCACCACCAACCGAATTGAGTTCACCCGTAAAAGCATTGATTTGCCACTTACTGTTGAGCGTTAACTTACCGACCCCCACGCCGCCCGTTCCCTCTGCTTTGATATCAATTATTCCGGTTGATTGATTTGCCGTAAGTCTTAAATCTCGAGAGATACCGTCGGGGCTCCAAATGACTAGGTCACCCTCATTCGATGACTTGGAGATTCCGACAACCTTCACATTTTGAGAGCGAACTTCCACATCCGGCCAGCCATCAATAAATGTCACCCATCCCGAGTCGTCGACACCAAACGTTCCCTTCGTGTTCCCTGGTGTGGTGAGAGTAATTTCGGTGATCCCTGTGGCGCCAACATCGGTTGTGAATTTGACTGTGTTTGCTCTTGACTGCCAGTCAAATCGCATTTCGGTTGCAACGCCGAACGCCTCCGAGAGTTTCCAATTCGGCCAGTTAATGTTGACCGACCCGTTGATTCCAAGATTGCTTGAGAGTTGTCCGACGCCATCGAAATGACCGAACTCGTCGACCTTGAAATACTTGACGCTCGTCGAGCTCTGAACCTCGAAGATGTTCACAGACTGTGCAGCATGCGCTTTTACAATGAGAGGGGTGACTGTGCCCGCGCCTGCCAAAAACATCACATCGCCCGTGAATGGAGTCGGGCTTGCCGCATCGATTCGTTTCGCGGCCGTGAGCGTGCCGCCCGGTCCAAAAATAACATAGGGCGCACCAATCGGAGTGATATCCGCGCCGCCGACGCCGTCGACCATGACGTCATAGTACCCGGCGCCGATGACGTTCATGATACTGCCTACCTGCCTGCGTAGCGTGCCCGGCGCGGTCGAGAGCGCTCCTGTGTCACTGACGAAGAGCGTATCACCAGCGACGCCCGCAGCGCCTGTGACGAGGGTGTTCGCAAGGCGCCCGACATAGCGAGCTCGACAGAGAGCGTTCAGCGCGGGCGTTCCTCCCCCAACGACTGCGCCCTCCATGACAAAAATGAGCTCATCGATTTTGCCGAGGGTCGTTGCATCGCAAAGCGTAAAATTCGGGACGGTCTCTTGGCCGGGTAAACCTGTTTTGATGACCGACCCGCCCGCCGCTCGGACGCACGTTCCCTTCGAGAGCCCCGTTGCGCCGGCGACTCCGACGATGATCGCGGGGTCTGCGAGCCAGGAATCCATCGCTCTCAAGAGCGCATTCATCGAGGTCGCCCAACCGTCGCTCGTGTCCGCTTGGGTCGTCTCGCCCGCCGCCGGAATGCGTTGTCGGCTTTTCACTTGCCGAATTCCGACGACGACAGAATCGCTTTGCTCGTCGGGCAACCCGAGATTGATCGTCACTTTGACGAGATAGGTTCCCTCTTTCTTCGGCGTGAAACTCGGATTTTGAATGATGAGAGAGCTCAACGCGTCGGCGGTTCCGGGCGGTTGATCGAGAATCGCCCACGAATAGGTGCTCTCACCGCCGATGTTTTGGTTGTTGAGTTGCACGAGCGTATTGATCGTGACGTCATCGTTCGAGCCGATGATCCCGTTCACAAGAATTTTTGCTTGCGGCATAGAGACCCCCTAAGAGCCAATTCACCTCTTATAAATACCGCATCGGGCAACAAATCTCCCAGATCCAAGAGCCCGGCGAACCGGAAACATTGTAGCGGTCGCCTGTGAACGTCACGTAAGGCTGACCGACATCGACATCGATGATTCCTGCGAGCGCCGATTTTTCGCCGGTCGTGATTCGAGCGACCGTTGCCTCTGACAGATTGGCAAGCGACGTTCCAGAATTCGGTTTCACCTGGCCGATGGGGTACGCGTAAATCTGCGCGGCCCCGAGCGTCCATGTCGGCGGGTTGTCGGCGACAGTCGCGGCCTCGCCGGCGAAAATATAGAACCGCATTTGTCCGCCGGAAGGAGCGAGTGATCGAGCGGCGAGTCGCACGCCGGCGGGAGCAACCGGGTAGTCGTAAAACGTCACCGCATCGGGAGCGCCCGGCACCTGCAAAACCTTGAACGCGATCGAAGCCGCGTTGTCGGGCCAGAGTAGACGTCGACGATCCTGAACGTTGTTTTGATTGATGGCGGGTGAAGCGCCGCTCGAATAGACGATTGCCAATCGAGTGTAACCTGCCGTTGTCGCGGGCGGGAGCGCCGAGCCGATGGTCGCGGCGGTTCCCTTTTTCAAACTGATTCCTGCTGTGCTTGAGCTCGGCGAGGTGACCGTGCCGTATCGAGTCGAGTCAAGAACGTACGAGAGCGTTTTGAAAACCAATTGAGGACTATAAATCTCCGCAACCGGGTCATAAAAATCTCGACTCGCAGAATCCTGCCGGCGAACGTCGAGTTTTACCTCGATGATATCGTAGCGCTCGTTCCCAGCACCCGGCGCAGGAATTGGAATCGTGAGCGCGGCGGGCATGTAGACCGGATAAAAATTCGCAAGGTCGAGAAGCCCCGCGACCGCATCGATTGGAGTTGCGCTTCCAAGAGCGCCAAAAATAAAGCCGAGCCCAGGCTGAATGAAAACATTCGCCGAGCCATTTGTAGTTACAAAAAAACTATCTCCGATAAATCCTGAACGCGGTGTGAAAGATGAGACGCCCGCCTGATTGGCAAATTGAGAGTGCGGTAAGAAAAACCCACGCATGATTTCTTTAATCATCAGATCTACTTGTGAAAAATGCTGGTTGAGGTCACTTGAGAGCGGTCGTTCTTTTGGATTCAAAATTGTTCTGTCGAAAGCGTTGTTCATTTTATTGCCCTCTCAATACGATGGCCGCCGAAGACCCGGCCGCTTTTATTTGTTGAAGTGAATCATAAAGACTTTTGTACGCTGCGCGTCTTGGAGCATCATAACCGTCATAGCAGCCGAGTTGATAACCAGAACTTCCGACGTTGATCGGAATATCATAGGCGCTCAAGCCACGTTTTCCTTTGGTGATGCTGCTATAAAGGTCGTTCGCATTGATCGCGGTATCGTCAAAAATCATTCCCGAATCTGCTATTGGCTGCATGTTTTCGAGAACGATAATAACGCCGCCGCGATGGTCGACTTCATCGAGCCAGCGATTTCGGAATGGAATGTTATCGACATCGGGATCGTCATAGACAAAAAGATTGGGATCGAATGACGACCCTGCCGATACCTCGGCGGGCGCATCGTAACAAGTTTGGTATGCGGTATCCCAAGTCTCAATAAGCGTAAAACTCGAGTGAAAAGGTTCCATCGTTTGCTTCGCCAATCGACTGATGGCGTCAATACTAACAGTGTCAGGAAGCAAACTCACACGAGATCGATAATTTGGATCGGCGTCATTCTGGTTGCGCGCAATTCCTCGGTCGAGTCCGAGTTGGTCGAGCGCCGCATCTCGCCCGCCACTCGTGGGAAGAATCTGTCGAACCTCAAAAGTGAGATCGCCCATTTGTGGATCTTCGACAAGATCTTTGATTGTGTCGATATCGCCCTCGAGAGTAGTGCCATCCGCCGCGAGAGCCTCGCCTAAAACGTTGTACTCGTACCCGACTGCGACCGCCTCGATGTCGACCGTAAACGGTCCGATATCGCTCGCAAGAAAAGTCACATCGACGAGCGTTTTGAAATCGCGTCCCGTGCGGCTCGTGCTGACAATCGTTCCCGCCTTGATGACAACGTCAATTCCCTCTGCGTTGGGAGAGCCACGAGCGAAGAGCACCTCTCCGGTCGCCTTCACGCCGCCCTTGGCTGACGTGATGAGCGCGTCCGCTCCCAGTCGCGCGACCGCCTCCGACATCCTCGATGCAAGTTTCGCGTAGGCTTGAAGTACCTCGTAACCGGGTCCCGGATCTTTCAGAGCGGAAAGCCAATGATCGGGAAAGAGCCGGTCGAACATGTCGAGGATTTCTTGCTGTGTGAACGACGTGATGGGCGGCGGAAGTTCGGGAACGATTCCCGCCGAGGGAGCAATCAAGGGGCTCGCCGGAATCGTGCCACCAACCAGCGTCCAACTGTACGGGGTCGGCATTAGAGATTCTCCGTCCCTTCTCGGTCAATCGCAAATGGCTGAATGGTCGGCGACTCGGGCCAGCCACCTGTTCTCAGAGCGCTGTAGCGAAACCCGTTTGCGATGCTCGCAATAGAATTGTAAGGGCCTCGATAATTCGGACCAAACGCGTACCCGTCGTGAATAATCTCTCGAATGCCAAGCGCTCTGAAATCGGCAATCAGAATGATGCGTGTGAAGAGTCCCGAATTGTCGGTCACGCTGAACTCAAGTGGCGTCGACGCGGTGATCGAGGTTCCCGGCGCGGGGCTAAAACTTCCGACAACAGGCGGCGTAGGAGTCGGCGGAGGTGTTGGGCCGCTCGTTCCCCACGGATTGATCACGAATGAATTGAGCACGCGGAGTTCAGCGTCCGCTCGGATCTGGTTGTTGGTTCGGACAACATTGCTGAATCGAATGTCGTCGAGAGCGCCATGGAATAAATTATCGGGCGGGTAGGGATCCTGTCCTCTGCCAAACAGACACCAATTCGCGTTGATGCCGCCGTCTGCATTCGTGAGCCCGGTAAAAATGCTCTTCAAGTTTCCGTCGATGAAAATCTCAACTTGCGTTCCAGAGTTGCTTTTCCGAATCGCGACATGGTGCCAATTTGCATCGACCGGAACGCCAATTCCGACCGGCGTTTCAATCTCAACTGAACTGCCTGTGTAATACCAAACACACCGAATTCGTCGAATGAGCGACGCCTCGACATTGGGGTAAAACGTGTCAGTGTTTTGTGAAATCACACTCAAAAAATCATTCGGCAAAAGTGAAACATCAAACAGAGTGTTATCGTCATCGGACAGCCAAGAGTGAGCGAGACTGATAATCGATTCGTAAGAGCCAGAACTTCCTGGTCTGCTGAATGGCTGAACGAAGAACTCAAGCGTCCAGTCGCCTCGAGCGGCCGCGCGTGCGGTCGCGTCTGCATTCGCTGACAGTGTTGCGGTATTTCGATTGCTGCGAGCCGCGCCGAATCTTCCATAGATTAGTGAGAGCGGCACCGCCGATGGCGTGAGCGTATAGATTCCCGTCGCGTCGGCATAGGAAACCGGCTTGAGCACTTCCTCGTCGAGGCGCCAAAGAGCAATGGTGTTTGCATCTAGTGAATGCACAAGTTCTCCTATACCTCTAGCGCAACGGGCCCAATTTCAAAGTTTCGAGAATCTCGCAATCGATTCTTGAGATACGGTGAGAAGCTAAAAAAGTATTCGCTGTTTCTGAATTCGTATCTCGACGGCCTCAGATTCTCAGGGTTGCTCAAAAAGTTGGCGGTCCATATTCCAAACAATTCACCAACAGTGTTATACGAGTTTAGCGCAGGGTTGTTCTGAGAAAGTTGCAGCCCCGAGATCACTCCTACGCTGCGCTTTCCGAATGAACCTGCCTTGTCTTTGCTGATGAGCGGCGACGCATGATATAAATCCGCTTCCCCCGAGAAGTAGAAACCGTTTTCCCCTCGCAAGGCGCAAAACATCTGGCAGTCATTTCCGACAACCGCGCCCGCGATATCCTGCCCGATAAGCACGCCCGCGCTATAGGAATGGCAGACCGTATCGAGAACGATTTGATTCGAGGTCGGCACTTGCGTAATGCGGCAAACCTCGCCGCCGCCCGCTACGTAGGGTTGCCCTTTCGCTTGCGGCACCACACTTGCCGTCGGGTCGTAGATCTCAACGAAGTCGCCGGCGACAAGACTCGTGGTTTCTATCAGCGTGACAGTAACGTTTTTCCCATTCCCGAATCCTGAACTAGCAGTGAGTTTTTCTGTCTTCATATACGAATTGTAAAATCCCGCGTAGGCCCAACGCTGAATCGAAGGGCCTGCATCGGGCAACCAATGCGAGACAACAGAAATGAAATCCTTATTGCCGACTGCCTCGATATTTATCTCGATGCTCCGAGGCAGATAGAGCGCGCCCGCATAGGTTCTCAACCAAGTGAACGGCGTAACTCCCAGCGGTAAATCAAACTCGAGTTTTTGCCAGGTGTCGTTCGTCGCGTTCCACGTGGAAATCGCCGGCGACCAAAGATTGTTCTCGATATCGTACGAGTGAAGAATCGAGGGAGCGCCATCAACATCGAGAAAGAGCCCAAAAATTGTTCCTCGATTTCCGACTGTCGGGTCGAGCCAGAGTCTTGCCAGCGTATTCGACACGGGAAGGTTTGCGATCCCGGTCGGCGATGTGGTCCAAGTATCGGTTACAACGTCGTAGCGACTCCACGTTGCAAACCCAATTCCCTCGAGGAACGAAGCATAGATTTCGTCGTGTGCATGTCCGCTTAGAGTTGCGGGCACGTACACCATTTGTGAATAGTTGACAGAGTTACTATCGGGGGGCCAACTCGAGACGAAGGGCACAATCGCAAGCGACGTCCAGAGGCCGGTCGAGATCGTGTACTTTGCAAAGGGGCTTCCGTCTGTCCCGCTCGGCGTTTCGCCTTTCGCCATGTAAATCGTATCCGCGCCATCCCATGCCCACGGACGATAATCGAATTGAAAATCTCCCCAAGGCGGGTCGGCAAGCGCAGAGGACCAAGAGTTATTTTGAACGTCGTACGAGTAAAACACAGAGTAAAGAGGATTCCATCTGTCTTTCACCATCACCCACAAATGCTCTGACCCGTCCGGTTTGTTTGTGAGAATCAAAAGATTGTTTGCGCCGAGGTCGGCAGTAGTCGGAGGTTGACAGATAGCTGTAATGTCACAGGTTGTGAAGTCGTAGAATAAGATGCCCGTCATCTCGCGACAAATGAAATACACGCCGCGCCCATTGAAAGCCCACGAGCTCGCGGCGGGTGCGACGAAATCAGAAAAGAGATTCGGTTGTACAGAGTACTGTTCGCTTGCCGGGAGGAAGAGTCCGAGTTTTTGAAGATAGCGTCGAGTGCCCGCGCATGGACCAACAAAAATTCTTGGGCCGATGCGGCCGGTCTCTCCTTTGCCGGTATGCGTTCCGGTGCTCCAACTTCGATAGATTCTGAAGACGATGTTTTCCTGATTGCCGATTGGGTTGCTGCCGGGCGCCTCATCGAAGACGTTCATCGTCATGCGCACGTAGATCGTGGGGCGCGCGATGTCTTGGCCGGCGATTGAGTAAACCTTATCTGTCGCGGTGAGTGTGTCGACGAGAGTCCACCCGAGATCGTCTGTCCCGACTCCCTCGATCCACGCCGCGAGTTGCCCGAACAAATCGGTGGGTGACGTTGCGGTTGTGCGTAGTCTGCCCATGCTCTCCCCTAGATTGCCGAGTACGCGTCGGGATTCGTTCCCGTGATAATTGGTTGGTCAGTCTGCGAGCTCACCGCCGAGACGATTCCAAGAGTCGTACGCAATGCTTGAATCGGTTTGACCGAGATGTTTCCCGCCGGGCTAACTAGTTCACCGCCAGTGTACGAGAGACCTGGAATCAGTCGAAGTCTCGCCAGCAAGTCGGAAGCGACAAAAGGTTTTCCGGGCGCGAGACCGTTAACGTAGTCCACGACCGCCGAGCGAGCATTCAACGCAACCGTGTTGACATCTGCACCAGCAGTGAACGTGAGCGCCAACTGAAAGCTTTGCAGAATAATGCTGGCGACGATCACTTGAACAAAGGTTCCCGCCGGGCGCACGTCAGAGAGCGACTCGAAAACAAGAGCGGCGAGCGATTGACTTTGAGTTTGATACCGCGCGGGTATCGTGTCGAGCATGGCGAATTGCTCTGTGAACGCATCCGAAACGACGAGTTGAACGAGGCGCGCGGGGCGCCCCAAACTATCGACGACCTCGAGCGCGGTTGCTCTGCGAACTCCTGACACTCCAAGCGCCGCTTCCTCGAGGGCCGTCAACGTGCCCGCTCTGGCCGTCGTGAAGAACCGGCGTGCTCTCTCTCGAAGAGAATCGGCAAGCTCGGCGTCATCCGCGCCGGCAGTCGCCAACGGATTCGAGACCACGAGATCGGGCGGCGAGCTCGAAATGGGAGTGATAATTGATGTGATGGTTCCCGCCTTCGCATTTTGATCTGAGTCCGCCAAAACGCTACGCACCATCATTGTGAGCGGTCCGATTGTTCCCACTGTGAAAATACGCGATTCGGTTGTGATGTATTGAATGCCGTCCGCCGATTGAAGAAGCAGCCCCGATGGAATTGAGAACGTGGTCGGCGATGCAGCGGTTGTTCTGAATTGCACCGACCCGATGGCCGCCGCCGCAGGTTTTTTCACGAGTCCATAGCGGTCGAGCACCAATCTATCGAGAGCGGTTCCCGTTGCCGAATCAAGAAAGAGCGAAGCGGCGAGAGTCGTCAATTGCCCCATCACCTCGTCGGCCGCCGCGCATGCGCCCGCGATAAGGATGTTTGCATCCATCCCCTCGCGTTCGACGGCGTCTCGAGAGAGTCGCGCTTGTCGAGAGAGAATTTCGTCGCGCGCCACTCTGAAGAGTTCTGAGAAACCAGGAAAATCGGGCATTGCTATCCCCTCTTAAAACGTCATTCCGTCAGAACGAAGCGGCAATGAAACGCTCAACTGCGTGCCGGACGCTCGAAGTTTAGCACGGACTAGCACCGTCAAAGTATTTGCGTCGAGTGTCAACGATGCCTGCGCGACATCGACTTCCGGCTCTTGTAAAACCTGTCTTTCGATCTCTGCTTTGATTCTCGATAGGCCGCCGCCAAAAACAGGTTCTTTGTTTCGGAAACCGATTCCGTACTCTGGCAAATGGAAAAAATCGCCGGGATGAGAGAGCAGTCGCCGAAGAATGAGCTTCTTGATGAGCGCGTCGCCGCTCATGTCCTGGTAGTCGCCCACGGAATTGATGATCAACGTTCCGCCGAAGCGACTCGGGTCGTCAATTGGAGTCGGCGAGTTGAACAAGTCTCGAGAGCCGCCGCGATGCTTGTATGTTTTCTTCTCTTCGGTCGAGACACTCGCGTCAAGCAGCCCGAGGAAATCAGCCTGTCGAGGTGTTTTGAGAGAGAACCCCGCCGCGTCGAGTAACGTACTCGAGGAAACTCGATGCGTCACGAGCACCGACCCGAACGATTCGAGCGTTGTCAGCCCGTACGTCAACGGATTGATTGGGCGGACACTGAGCACGTGCAAGAAGGCGGTCGTATCGAGTCGTTGAATCGCCCATGTCGACGGGTTCAGCGCATCGCCCGCAGAGAACACGCTGGAGTGACGAGGTTCGCCCGAGAGCACGACTTTGACTTCGTTCGTTGCAAGAGCCAAGGCAGATAGAATCGATGTTCCTATGCCCGCAGCGGCCGCGCCATAGACACTCTCGTCATTCTGTATGCGCTCGATCCAGCCAATAAACCCATCGTTCGCATCGGGCGAGACCGCGTTGACGTTCGAGATCTTTATCGAGCTCGCCGAAACGTAGTCGACAATCAAAAACGTCCCGTTATTGCCATCGGTATCGGCGCCATAGAGCGTGATATTGCGACCAATCGAGAGCGGACTCATATTCGCAAGCCCGGTCAGCGTCGCAACACCCGCCGCAACGGAGGCGATACTCGCGCCCGAGCCCGACCAACCCGCTACGGCACCATACGGATCTTTTCCCCATCCTAAAGCGGGCATACTTGCCTCCTACTGGTCGATTCTAAAACTGCATGCGATGCTCACTCGATTATTCGTTCCAGCCGATGAGATTCTCACTCCTCCTAAGTGATCCACAACTAGTGTTCTGGCTCCAACATCCGAGTCGGTTGTGAAAATCAAGTCGTACGTCGGACAACAATTTGCGGGCAGAACAAAAATGTCATCGTAGTTTGTCCCGTTCTTTACGACTCCGGCAATCTGAACCCGACCCGCCGAGTCTCTCGCATATCTCGCCGGCGAAAGAGTACTTCCCCAATTGACCCAAGAATTTAAAAGCGTCGGCGTCGCCCAAGCGGGGAGCGGAGACACCATCGATGAAATCTGCCGAATCAATGCGAGCGCGATTCCCTCGACGAAGTCTTTGCCGAGCGGATTGGCGCCGGCGAGATCATATTCTGTCGGAGCGCAAATCGACCCGACGACTGGAGTCGCACCGACCACCGCGCCGTTCTCAAAGATCTGTACCATCTCGAGTTTAGCGGCTTCACTCGCGGCGGCTTGATCGGTTGTGACAGACAGTGCGGGCATGCTTCCTCATTTCGTCTTTGAGATATTCGATAGATATTGAAGGGCCTTCAACTCGAAAGTATTGATTGCCGCTTGCGCAGCGATTCCGGCCGAATTCCCGGTAATGCAAGCGGCGTTTACCGCCGTCACCATTGTTGTCGTTGCAATGCCGATTGCTTTTCCCGCAGGCGGAATGAGCAGTTTATCAGTCGCGGGTAGCATCGCTGCGTTGTACGCGACCATCGCCGCCTGAATCGCGGTGAACGCCGCCGCTATCTGAGAAAAACGCAACGCAAGATCGGTGTCGAGAATTGCCTCTTCCGAGCGGTACGTCGACCCCATAACGAGTTGCTCGCTGGCCGCTTCTTTCCCGAGTCGAACCTTGTCGCAATCGAGAATGATTGTGTCATCTGATTTGAGAGTGATTTTCGATTCGGCGTCGACTTCGATTTTCCCCGAGCCCGACGTGCGCAGGCGGTAGGGTTTATCGGCCTCGATGTCGAGTACCACCTCATCGGCGTCAACAATCGCATCGGAGGGAGGCGGGTCCGCTTGCGACCAAAGACGTGCGACGACCACCGCGCCCTCTGCCGGGTCGCCGTTCGGAATGACCACCACGAGCTCATCGTCTTTGTGAATTTTCCCGTAGGCGCCGAACGAATTGCCCGCGTAGCCCGTGCCCACTCGGGCGCAAACCACTTGCCCGCTCGGCGATAGCGTCACGTCGACGAAGACGCCCTCGGGTGCATCAACGGCCGATTCTCCGTTCGCGTAGGCGAGCGTGACCCAAACTCTCGGGTCCATACCGGGACGCGCCAACGCTTGCCCCAAGCGCTGTGTATCGAGACCCGTTCCAACTCGTGCGCGTCCCTTGGCCATTACTTCCTCGCCTCCACGTAATTCTGGAAATCAAACCCGATGCTCACCCCGCTCGTCGCATCCCATGCGAACTTTACTTCCTTCACTCTGAACACAGTTTGAAGTTCTTGGATCGAGTTTCGCGCGGTCGCGACAATCACCCGAGCAAGGTTCGCATCGCCGAGGCGTTTTGTCAGAGCGTCGACCTCTTCTTTTTCGCTGCGTGCCTGATGAGAGATGAGCTCTGCGATAACGGGCGGTCGAGAGCCGAGCACCGTATTCGCGGCGGTAACAATCTCGACGGCATCGCCCGGACGCAACGAAAGCAAATCGGGATCCTGATTGTCGCCGCCGAATGAGGCGAGATCTTTTGTCTCGATCGAGCCGCTTATTTCGGCGCGTCCAATCTCCTCGTAAAGCGAACGCGCGATGCTCTTGAGGCGGTCTTTGTTTCGGATGCCCGCCACAGGGATTCTGAGAATCTCTTCTTGAGAAGCTTCGCCCGTTGGAGTGACGCTTGTCGCCTGTGGTTTCTCGGGCCATCGCGCCTCGAGAATGCGTCCCTTGTAGCCGCGTTGTTTCGAGCCGGGGTCATGCGAGACAACTAGAATCGTGGGGCGCTTTCCCGTTCCGCACAGCTTGCGCTCCATCTTGAAATTGTCGATGTCGAAACCATAAACCAAACGACGAAGTGCAATCTCGTTTTTCCCCTCGGCCGTTGTCACCGTTCGGCGCTTGCCGTCTTTGAAGGGCGTCGGATGGCCGGGCGTTCCTGCGTTCAATCTCTCATACAAACTTTGCGCGCGCCGAATCATGAGTTTCTTGCCCTGAAAATACGGCACCGCATTCACCAAAAAACAGAATTGCGTGATGGCATCCCATAGACTGATTTTATCTGTGTCGCCCTTCATCGGCATCTTGGGGTCCGCGCCGACGGCGTTTTTCAAGGGCCGAATAAGGTCAGTGTCGTTCACAACTTTGGGTAGACCTTGCGTTCCCCAATCAGACTCGGGAGCCTCAATCGATAAATTCTGAGGGTTGATTTGAGACTTCAACAGAGGGTGAAATTTCACGATTTGTGTTACTACGCTTTTAATGTCCTGCCCCAATTTTATCTTGTCGAGCATCTCCGCTGTCAACGAAGTGTCGAGTAGAATTCCTCGATAGTCTCGACCCTCCATGTGCACGAGAGAACCGCTCGCGGTGTGCTCTGCCGTTATCGTGTCGACGAGACCCGACATGAGCAACGTCGCCTCGTTGACGGTGCCGCCTTGCGTTCTCGTGTCGAGATAACTCTGACGCTTCTTTGTCGGCAAAATGTTTTCGGTAATGCCTCGCCCGAATTTTCCCGCCTCGACGGCGCCGAGGTGAACCTCAACATCGATCGCACGCATCACGCGGGGATCAATTGGGAAATCTTTGTACTCGAGAGTGAGTGAGAATTTGTTCGCTTGCCGATATCCCGGCATCTCGACCGAGCACGTCTTCGGCAAGATGTTCATGACCTGCGAGAGATTGTCTTTCGACGCAAGAGCTCGGGGTTTCTCGCCCGCCGCCGTTCCTTTTTCTGCGAGACTTTTGACCGACTCGGGCGCAAGCGAGACAACCGTCATCGCCTCGTCGAACCGAAGTTTGAGGTTGATGACCACGCTTGGATAAAAAAGACTCGTCATCAAACACCCGAGTTGATCAATCGAGGAACCATGATGAACATTCCTGCCAATAGTTTACTGCTAGTTAAACCGTTGTACTTGAGCAGTCGTCGCCACTCCTCCTGCGTTCCGTAGAACCTTGTGGACACATCTCTCAAATCCATATTCGTATGCGCGGTAAAGACAGCGAGAATTTCCTGCTCGTCATCGCGGCGCGTGAGCGTATCGTTCTGTTCTGCCGCTGTCGTCTTCAAGAGACGCGCAGAGATTTTGACGCCTCGAACATATGACTCGGCAGTCAACGTTTGCCCCTGCGAGAGCGCATCGATTTCGTCCGTGTTGATGAGCGCTCGTGCCGCTTTCGACGAGACGATATTCTCGATTCTCAGAGCGCCCTCTTTGATGGTTTCCATCGCGGCGAGCGTTCTCTTTACGGCGGTCGCGGGCGTGAGCACGGCGTCTGTGATGTTGGCGGTTGTGTCGGTTATCGAACCAATTGCGTCTGAGATGATGGCGTCCATTTCGTCGAGCGCCCTTTGGATATCCTCGACGAGCGAGAACGGCGCCGCCAACGAAGTATGAAGTTGATCATAGAGCGTATTGAACTTTGCGCTCAACGATTTCTGGTCGACCTCGAGGGCGAACGAAATGGGAACCTCTCGCTCTCCCTGTGAAATCCATTTGAAGGTTATCTCCCAATTAAGAATCTCTGCGCGATCCCAATTCTGCACGAATTGCTCGACGATGCCGTGTCGAATCTGTTGATCCCATGTGACCTCGACGACCTGCCCCTCGCGGCGAATACTGTCGACGGTCTTGGCGAGCTCGACGACATTCGCGACGGGTTGCGTTGCGCCTGCGCCGCCTGTGCCTAGAAGAGCAATCGCGCTCGCCTGAACCGCTCTCCCCTCATCGTCGATGCTTCGCAAGAATCTATCGGCCCATCGACCTGTGATGGTCGTGGGAGCCTCTTCGTTGCCGAGCACCTGCATTGACGCGATTGGATTGCCCGGGTACCAGGTTGTTTCGGCGCGCATCGAACCCGAGAGCGTGAACGGTCGATACGGAAGAGCGCGCTCCTTCAGAATCAAAACTCGCTTGCGACCCGTCTGTTCGGCGATCGTGAATGCGCTTGAGCTCTCTGGCATGCGTCACCGTCCCTCTAGACTCCGAAGACTGGGCTAAAACCACTCTGAAGTTTTCGCTCTCCCATGGCCGCTACGTCTCTCGAGAATGCAATTGCGATTCGATCGGGGTCGAATCCCTCGGCGAACTTTTGCGTGATGTTGAAGCGCGCGTCGGGGAAGTTGTTGACTGTTCCTGCGCGGTCGTCGGGCGGTGCCTTCTTACGTTTGAGCGCTTCATCGCGCGCCGCTTGTAGCAATGCCATCTGTGTTTCGGCTTCGACCTGCGCGACGGAGAGTTTAAAAACCTCGGTCGGTACCGCAACAGCCGCGCCGATGAATTGTCCGATGGGCTTTATGTAATCGTAGATTTTCATGAAGAGCCCTCGAATCGCATCATTCAATTTGCTAATCGGTGTGATCATTGCGTTTAAGTTAGCTAAACCAATGTCTGTCACGCCTTTTAAATAGCCTTGTATATCTTCAACCATTTTCATAAACCCGCCACCAGAGACTGTGATAGCGTTCCAAGCATTCACAAATGGTGCTGCTATAGAACCAGCGGCGCTCGAAATAAGCGAAATCATGTTTTCATAAAATCGCTGAAAGACTCGAATATAAAAAAGTGCTTTCTCTAGCTGTGAAAGCCAATTGTTAATCATGTTCGGAATGATTGTGAGAAAAAAGTTTCCCACCCCACCCGATGGTGCAAACGTCTTGTTGAACATCTTTGTAATTGGCAAAAACATCTTCGCAACTTGATCGGACATTGCGCCAAAGTGAACTGAAATACGCTTCCAGATCTCTCTGAATCGTGTCGTGACGCCATTGATGTTTTTTGAATAAGCTTTCCACGTCGCCCAAATTGCAAGCGAGACCGCCGCGACTGCCGCTATCACTACCAGTATGGGAGCCGCCGCCGCTGTGATTGTCGCGATTAAACCAGCACTCGCCGCCGCCCCGCCAGTACTAGCAGCCGTCCCGCCAGCACCTGCCCCCGCAACAAACTTCGGAAACATCGCCGTGAATGCCGCCGCCGCGCCACCTTCAGCCACCGCTCCTGCGCTTGCCACTGCCGGCGCCGCCGCTTTCATAGCTAACTTTGCGGCAACGAATTTTCCACCCTTCATCAACAACGGAATCCATCCGGCGATACTCTTGCCCGTCAACTTCGAGATTGAGAAATTGAGTAGCATTATTTTTCCGATGCCTATTAACCCCTCGTGAAATCGTGTCAAAAACTTTGTGAGCACACCCGCAAAACGTTTGGCAGAGGCGAGCCACTTATCCATATTTTTTTCGCCGTACTCCATCAGCTTCGTGATGAGCGGCAAAAGAGCGGCGCCAATCTGAAGTTTGATTCGATTCCACCCTTCCTTCATTCCACGCTGCGCTTTGACGTAGCGGTCCAGCATCTTCATATTATCGTCGCCCGCGATGCCGTATTTTTCTTGCTCCTTTTGAGCATCCGTTATCGCGCTCTTGCCTTTTTTCAGAGCCTTCTCGAGCAGCATGGCGTTTTTCACGGGCATGCTAAAAGCGTTTGCTAGCTGCACAGCGTGAATCTTTCCGCCTTTTATCCCCTCTGCGATTTGCTCCATCGCCACAACGGGCCCCTTCGACATGCTGACGCCCATCTGAGCGAGCATAACACTGGTTGTGTTAGTCGATTTTCCCGTTGCCGCCATAATCATGTCGAGTTTCGATCCCTTTTTAGAGATCGACATCAGGATGCGTTCCGACTCGGTCATCGAGACGCCAGCCTTATCAAAAACGTTTATCAGTGCCTCTGATTTTTTGGCCGAAACATCTGCCAATTGACCGATGCGTTTCACCGATTTCAAATGTTCGATGGTTTCCGAGAACGCCTCGGTCAAACCGAAGCCCGCCGCCATAGCACCGGCGGCGAGCCCGAAATGTCCGAGTGCACTTGACGCTTTATCGAAAACACCTGTCACTCGACTGGCCGCCGAGTAAACGGTTTTCAGTGCCTTCGATGCGGTGTCGTGTACCGTGACATTGAGTAGAACTGTCTGTGCTACATCCGCCATTGTCAGCCCCCCTCAAATGCACTCGCCATCGCGTCTTTCTCTTCTCGCATTATCTCTGCCAGCTTATCGACAAATTGATCGAGCTCTCGTTTCGTCATCGACAAAATGTTGGGCACCTGTTGATGCCCATAGCGTGCGGCGAATGCAATCAACTTCCACAAACTCGCCTCGATTGGTTCGATCTCCGCTTGCCGATACATCGCGCAAACAAACCCAGCAAACGTCATCCAACCTTGATACGTCTGCTGGCCTGGAATTTTTTTATCGTCTCCTCTTTTGCGTTATTTGTCTCTGTGTACGCGGTAACAATTAGCTGCCGAAGTTGAGGCGAAAACGATTCATAGGCTTTATCGGCAGAGCCATCCGCGAGAGTAACCTTTTGATCATTGATTTCACAAAGCGCCTGTTTCGAGAGCTCTGAAACTGCCGCCGCGATATCCGACCCTACTCGACGATAAACCATTTTCTCTTCTTCGATGGTCAACTCACGCACTCCCATCGATTCAATACCATTGACACGCACCTCTTCGGGCACATCATAAACATAGATCTGTCGCGCTTGCTCCATTGCGTTTCTCCCTTTGTGTTTTTACTACGTGTGAATCTTAGAATTTGCTGTACCCTTCGCATTCCCACTCGAGATTGATTGTTCCGTAGTCGGCACGACTCGGGAAGCCGATAGGAATTTCGCCGAAGAAAACGTTTTTGAAAATGTGGCGAATGCGCTCGCCGCTCGGGAAGTTCATCGTCGCTTTGAAGTTGATCATGCTGCCGGGCTTCTGTCGTTGCGCGCGGTCGACGATCTCTTTGATGAGTTTGAAAATCTCGCCGTTCTCGAAATGAATTTCTGTTTTGCCTCGGCAACCGCGAAAGATTTCATCGCGGCGATCCGTCTTCTCGTTCAGGTAGCCTTCCTTGAGAATTTCAGTTTGGATTGCCGCCTCGAATGAGCGAATATTCGTGATGTTCGTCTTGGGCTCGCCGTTGAGAATGTAGATCAATTCAATTTCCTGCCCCTTGATCCTGTGCTCCATGACTTGACCCTTACCTTAGACGCTTCACCAAAAAGAAAAGCGCGGAAAGCCTCTCGGCAATCACGCGCCCTATCCCTTCAAAATGAAGGTGTGGCCGTCTGAATATTCACAGCCTACTCGTTCAAAACTCAATTGTCCAATTCGATAAAAAAGCCCCTCGGAGGGAGAAATTCCGAGGAGCCTCACCAATTGCACATCAGAGGAAAAATGGCACTACGTTACGGTTATCGTGACGTCCTCGCCAATCTCCGCCTGTAGCACGAAGAAATCGCCGGTCGCCAACGTCCGCACCTTCATAATTATCACATGAATCCCCTTCGCCTCAAGATTCGGGGTGTTGCCGCTGACGTCATCAATCAGGTAGTCGTTAAGTCGTTGCGCAGACGGATTGTCTTCGCTCTTGAGACCGGAGAGATATGCCTCCATCTCGCCGACCGCCGAGTCTTTGAGCCCTTGCGTGAGCGGTTGCTTTGCGAACTGGTTCAAACGTTCGGCGCAAGAATCTTCGAGCATGTCCGCGAAGCGTCGACGATTGATGTTCTTCTGCCCCGACGTGAGAGACGAGGTAACGCCGCTCTGGAAAATGAACCCGCCGATGGTGCGGTCGAATCGAATCGCGGCGATGCCCATCTTTCGCATCAGAATGTAGTCGGTCATGTTGAGACCGGAAACGCCTCGCTGAAATGACGTTATCGGTCCGAGAATTGCTGGAACCGGGTCCGTCGACTGCGCGGGATTTCGCTCGGGAGCGAGGTTCGAGAGTAGCGCGGCCATCCACATGTTGAGTTGCGTATCGAGCATTCCGTCAGCGTGATTGAAGCCATCCGCGCCCTTCATGGTGAAGCCAACTGCCTCGGGGATGAACGTCTGCGCACCCGGCCAATTGTAGATGATGCGCTCGTTCCGAGTCGCTCCGACGCCCGGTGACGCATCAGTCACAACTGCACTCACAGTGAGTGTGTTGAGAGGGGGAGAGACTAGCGAGATGCGCCCGTAACCTATCGCGCTTGCGTCGAGTATATGCGCTCTCTGTTTCGTGCGAATGGTCTCACTCGTTCGAGCAGGCACAACAATGTTCACATCCCGTGAAGGCATTTCGTCGGCGAGCAACGAGTCGAAACACGACGCGTAAAGCGCATCAATCGTTGCATCGCTGACAGCATTCGCGGCCTGAATCGTCGAGGTGTACGTGAGAGCGCCGGTCGGGTGCGTTCTCATCTGAAGACCCGAGAGCGGATCCCAAGTCGTCGCCGTTCCCGCTGTGGGAACGATTGTGGGGTTGATGGTCGTCGCGGCGAGAATCGTCGCATCGAGAGGACGCGCGGGCACCGTGCACGCGATAGCATCGTCGCTCTCGCCGACGCCCGTGTCGGCATCGGTCGCGGGATGAATGCGATAGGGTAGCGCCGTGGTCGTCGACCAATCGAAGTTCGTGCCGTCGAGTTTCTCAACAACCAATGCGGTTGCGAGAGTCGGGTCAGATCTCACTCGATAGGTTGCGGCGTTCACACCTAGTGCGCCTGCTCCACCAATTACACCGAGCACCAAGAAATCGCCCTTCTTGACGCCGACGCCACCGTTGGCGGTGAGGAATCCGCCGAGCGCCGAAGTGAAGGTTTGGAATTGCGCGGGAGCGCCGGCCGCTGTCACCGCACCATCAACGTTTTGCGAATAAGCGCCAACGCCTGTGAATGTGCAGCGCTTGCCGACCTTAACTCGATTGACGCCGCTCTTGAATTCACGCCCGGCCGCAACCGAGCCGGCATAGACAGTGACGATTGGCGTAGGATTCGTGGCGCTCTTGTTCGTCGGAAGATCTCGATAGAGTCTCACAGCGTTTGCGCTTGCGAGATTCACGGGCACGCAAATGAGTCTCGAGAACTTCTTGTTTCTCAGAGCGATGAATCCAGAACCGCCGCTGATGCCGGTGTCGCCAATCGACTCATCGAATCCGCCGAGTTTGTCGAGCAGATCTTGAGCCGAGGTGACCTCGACGGGTTGGGGTTTGGTTGTAACAACACCCGTTGTGTCGACAGAAACAGCGTAGGTCATGTCAGCAAATTCACCGATGACCGCGACCGTTCCCGTTCCGACACCATTCACGGCGCCGGGTGGCGGCAAGTCGACGATCACAACGCCTTCAATCAGAGTGATGGTCTCTTGCCCGGGAAAACTTCCATACCTGCGAACAAATCCTGACATGATTTCTCTCCTCTAACAGTCGTCAGCCAATGAAATTTGAGGGTCGTCTGTAACAGTGAGTTTATGCTGGAACCGAGCATCGGGATAGGCAACAAGTTTCATCAACGGAATGTTGCCTTGTAGAGTGAAAATCAATCGGCGATATCGTTTCATCGCATCGTCCGAATCGTCGACGTACGAGATCGATTTCAAAGAGTATGAAGAGCGCGCGTTGTAGTAATGCGGCAAGTCCAGTCTGAACCCATACATCCAGTCACATGGATTGAACGCATCCTCCAACATTTTCGCAAGCCCCATTCTCTCTCTCGGGTCGGTTGCCCAAACATCAACAACCAGATTCAAAACCATTTCCGCCAAAACCACAAAGTATCGACCATCGGGCGCGGCGAGTCTGTAGTCTTTGTTTAGACCGGGGGTGAATCGACTTGCATCATATTCGCCCGCCTCGGTCGAGTAGACAAGCGCGGATGGATACGTCGCGACATCCTCGGGCTCGCTCCAATTCTCGATGACTCGTTTCAATCGCAACTCTCGACCGCCGGGCATCTGAATTTTTATCTGACTCAGATATTCTGAGAGGCCCCGAGTGAGCGCCGTTCTCGTGTCGGTCTCACAGTTAGCGGTCGGCTCAATGGGTGCGGTTCGATCGGACACGAGGACCGTGCCGACCTTCGAGGAAACCACCGCGCCTGTAGGAGTCGATGTCATTTTCCGGCGAGCCTCTTTAACGTGCGGTCGATTTGATTTTTGACCTCGGTGTTGATGGCAGTCTCTATCTCAGGCAGACTGTTCCTCAAGACGTAGCGCCCTTTCAAGCCGACTCTTTTGTATTTTCTTGAGAGACAATAGGCGATCCCCTTCGCCTTTGAATAGTCGACGCCGAGCCTTCGCATCGCCCAAGTCGCTACCGCAATTTGCCCAACCTGAGAGATGCCCTTGCCGGGTCGTCGACCGTACTCGATGATGGGCGCGTAGGGTGCGTTATTGAAGACCTTGCCGCCCTCTGCTGTGTCGGTATATTTCCACGAGCGTTTGTATTGCCCCGTATTCACCGCGCCATAGATGCCCTGCCCCGCCGTTCCATGAGCGCCGCTTGGCGCCTTCATCGTGGCCTTTTGAAGTACGCGCAACGAGCGCATGCCGCCCGATTTGATTCCTCGGCGAACGGTCGGCTCGTAGTCTTTGCCGAGCTCCAACATAAACTTGGCCCATTGGCCCATGGTGACGTAGTGAGCCATTTATTCGGGGTCTCCTACGCGAGCTCTGTCTTCGTGAACTTTCTCGAGGTGAACCATCCATTGGAGTTTGCCGGCCGCATAGTGCGGCGCCGAGCGTGGATAGAATCTTCGTCGCGGTCCCGCCTTGCCATCGGGTCGCGGAAACTCAACCTCGTAAAACATCTCTTCGTCGAGCGGTATCTGTGAGCCGTCCGAATCGCGCCCCATCAAATCGTCTTCGGTAAATCGCCCGCTGATTTCGTCGAGCATCACCGCGCCGGTCTCATCGAGACCGACCGGCTGAACGATCTCGGTCAGACTGATGAGGTCATGAATGCGTGGTGTCGGGAGCAACACGAGCTCGGAGATCTCAGAGAGTGTTCCAACGCCTCTCTCGCCGCCGCTCCATTTCGCTCTGACGATGCGAACCTTGTAGGGGCGCAAACCGAATTTGCTCAACAGATCTCGGAGTTGATCTGCAAGCGGAATGAATCGACGTGCCAGAGTTTTGTTTAGCTGGACGCTGGTTGGGTCGAAGAATTTTGCCATTCGCCCTCCCGGCGTTATCCATGACGAACGGGTATAGAACTAACACCCGCAGTGAATGAACTCCTGTATCGAGTTGAGTAAACGTAAACTGGGACGCCCACAAGATCCGCGAGCCGATAACCCCATCGAACATACTCGTGTTCGAGTTGGTCGGGCTCGTTGTCGCGCAAGTGCAAATCGGAAAGTTGAATCGCCGCGAGACGATCTTGAGACTCGATCAACTTCGTCTCGAGATCGTCCATCACTTTCAAAATGCGTCGTACTCTGTCGACCGCTTCTTCGATGATCAAATTCATCGCCGACTCAACCAAAAATGCGGTTTGCATCGGGCGAGGAATGCCGAATTGAATAGACGCCGCCGCCTGAATTTCAGGATAGCCAAGATGAAAACGACAGCGTTCTTTTTCAGCGGCATCGAGAGGCATAGGTCCTCAATTGATCAAGCCTGTTTTTCTAGTTTCACACCTGCGGCAAGAAGTTTTTCGATTGCTCCCGGCCCATAACTCGAATCGTCGACGAGCGTGTCCTTCGGCAAAAAAGTGATATGGCCGTTGAAGGAAACGATCTTCGCCTCGAGCACCAAATATCTTCCCGTCAATGGGGCGGGCTGCACTAGCGGTGGCTCGACAGTGGGCTCGACTTTCGGAGGTGAATCCTCTTTGAGCAGTCTGGCAATTTCAGCCGGGCTTTGCGTTTTTACAACGGGAGGCGCATAAATTTTATTTTCCAATTTTGTCTCCTCGACCATTCGAACCTTGGCCATTTTGTGCCTCCGTCAAGAGTTAAAAAAGATGACAGGAGATACGATTCGCGATTTTTCATATCCGATCTTTGGTCCCCGATCGTGGGGGAAGAATCTGAAAAACAATCGAATCGTATCCCAGGAATTATGCCGAGAGGAATCACGCTCCGAGGAGTGAGAATCTTCTATGGCGCCCCATGAGCACTGACGAGAAGTGACCGACTTCGCGTGCAAGTTCATCTGTCGATTGTTGCTCTTGCGGTTCCATGGCACGAAGCCAGGGTTTGCGAGAGCAACGGATGGGGCACGAAGCCCCGAGTTCTCGATCTTTGCGTGAGCGTCTTGGTAGATG